AGGTGGTCAGTCATTGAGCTTCCCCCTTTGCCTTGGCAATGGCGGCGCGGGCTTTTGTGATCGCACCGTCATCGTGACCGCCAGAATAAAGCGACTGCCTTTCCGTCATCACTTCCAGCGCTTCCAGAAGGTCAGGCGCGGCGGCGATCAGGCTGGCGTTGGCCGGTCCCTCGTCACGTCCGTCATCGTCAAGACCGGCCACAAAAACTATCGGAGTTTTGTCGCGCTTATTCGCCCGGATTTTGTAAATTGTGCCGCCTTCAAGAATGACGCGATTTGATGTTGGTTCTGGAGGCATCCAAGGCCCCGGCGTGTGTGTTGCTTTCGTCATGTCACCCCCCATTAGTTTGCTTTGTGCTTCGGTCATTTGAATATCTCCACATTGACGACGAACGTGCCGTCGTCGCTCTTGAACGGTCCCAAGACGTAAACGTCCGCATGAGGCATCTCAGTGTAGCGTTTTGCCCTGATATCATCAGCAAAAGCCTCGGCCTCCTCCTTGTCGTGGAAGACGTGATCCCTGTCGGTGTGCATCACATACCTCCCACGGCTAGGGGGACGATTACGATGATGGCGATGAAGCAAACGCCGATGATGCTTTCAAGGTAGTTCATTGCTATCTCCTCGTTATGTAATGACAGAGCTAACCCCTTCACGGTGCGCATGTCAACATCATATTTTCTCTTGTGTAATGACAGACAGCCGGATAGGTTGGGCGTCATGGATATGGATACACGCACCGAGATCATGCAGTTTCGCGCCACCCCGGCAGAACGGGCGGCGTGGACTGAGGCAGCTAAAGCCGAGGGCAAGACTGTTAGTGACATTTGCCGCATGGCCCTCATTCGATTTACACGCAGACACCGCGCCTCATCCTCCCTGGGCGCGGTTGACGCAGCGGGCGACGTTAGTGCGGTTCCGTCGCCCGCTGCTGAAGGAGATAGCTGATGCACCGATCTGAAATTCTCAAATTTGCCGACGGCCTGATCAACGGCGAGCGCCAAGACCACTACGGCCCGCCAGAGGACAGCTTCCGGCGCATCGGCGATCTGTGGACCGCATACCTTGAGCACGAAGTGGTCATCACAGCCGTCGACGTCGCCAACATGATGGCGCTGATGAAGATCGCGCGCCTCGCAAACGGTCCGCACCTCGATAGCTTTGTCGATGCCTGCGGTTACTTGGCTTTGGCAGGGGAGATGGGAACAGATGGTTAGGGCTTAAGAGCGTTTAACAACGCGCCCTGCACGGCGTCCTTGTCTCGCAAAACACCAAGCACCCTCTCGTCAATTGTGTCCTTACACACAACATGCACGATGCGCACTGGCCGGGTTTGTCCTTGCCGGTGCAATCTTGCGTTGAATTGCTGGTAATACTCAAGAGACCAGTTCAGCCCAAACCAAACGCATAAGGCCCCACCGCGCTGCAAGTTTAGCCCGTGACCTGCGGAGGCCGGGTGCGCCAGCAGCATTTGGATTTCCCCACGGTTCCAAGCGTCAATCGTATCTTGTTGCTTATCCAAGACACGCGCCTGCGGAAAGCGCGCAAGCAATCTCTCAAGATCGCTTTTGTAGTTGTACGCAACGAGGATGTTTTCGCCCTCGTTGTCGTCAACAATATCCGCAAGCGCGTCCAGCTTAGCTTTGTGCGTCTCTGACCAGTTTTTGTTCTCGTCGGTGTACATTGCGCCGTTCGACCATTGGAGCAGCTTGTTGGCCAGCACCGCCGCAGTTGTCGCCTCGACCACTTCGTCTTCTAGTTGGGCAAGCATCGTACGCTCGAAGTCCTTGTAATCCGCCAACACCTTCGGTGGCATGTCAACGCGCTGCTCAATGTCAATCCGGTCAGGCAGATCAAGATAATCTTCAGCCGCCATATGGATTACCTTGTCACCGATCAGTTCGTGAATGCGGTCCGCAGACCCTGCGCGAGGGGTGTACCGATACCCCATATAGTCCTGCTCAAAAAAGCGCTGCTTGTATCCCGTCAGAGTGCGGCCAAGGCGCTGGCCGTAGTCGATCAGGTACATCTGCGGCCAGATGTCCAGCAAGCCGTTTGGCGACGGTGTGCCCGTTAGCAGCACCATACGCTCAATCGCCGGCAACATCTTCTTGAGAGCCTTGAAACGCTTGCTGGACGAGTTCTTGAACGACGAACTTTCGTCAATGACCACCGTGTCGAAATCCCATCGGCGTCCGTAATTTTCGACCAGCCACATGATGTTCTCGCGGTTGATAACGTACACGTCCGCATCGAGGCTGAGAGCCGCCCTACGGGCCTTCTCCGGGCCTGTGCATACTGACACCCTCAAATGGTTAAGGTGGCTCCACGCGCCCGCCTCCTGCGCCCACACGCTATTCGCAACACGTAGTGGGGCTATGACCAGCACCTTGCTTGCAATCATAGCACCAAGCATGTCGCTGATGGCTGTTAGCGTGGAGACGCTCTTCCCAAGCCCCATATCGAGGGCCAGCATCCCGCGCTGCTCCTTCAAGATGAAGTCTACCGCGCGCTCTTGATATTTATGCAGATCACCCCTCGAAAGCACGGGCCGCCTCCATGCTATCAATCACCCTTACATCACAACCCAGAGCGCGACGGCGCTCATGGTCTCGGGCTTGAAGGTCTGTTGGCTTTTTCCCAGGGGCCTTCAATTCTACAAATATGATGCGCCCTCCAGGCAGCGTGACGATGCGGTCAGGTACAGCCCTGCGTGTAGGGCTAACGAATTTCTCAGCCATCCCGCCAAGAGCCTTAACGCGCTGCACAAACGCCCGCTCAATGTCGCGCTCAAGCATCGTTCACCCCCACTTGCTTAAACACCATTTGCGCCATCCCAACGTACCGATCAATATCAACGTCCTGTGGGAACCCGTCTGGCAGATCGAGACATGGCCTGGCCCCGTCGGACTGCGGCACCTTGTTGCTGTTCTTAGCGTAGCTGATCGTCTCGTCCGACCCGACCTCTGTGCTGTAGTAAAACCGCACGGCCTTACCCAACGACTCATCGCGCCACATGGCTCCACCAGTGACCTTGCGCAGCATCACGAACCGCCCAATGTCCTTGCAGGACATTATCACGTCACGATAGTCCCCCTGCCCGCTCAGGTGTTTGGCCACGGCCTCTGACACAATCGGAAACTGCGGGTTCTTCATAAGCCCCGGCTCAGAGAAGACCCCCTTCGCTTTGTAGGTCCCGTCAGCTTTCACGGCGACGTAGTTGTTCACGTCACGGCTATGGAGTGCCAAATAATCGCTGCGCTCTAGCTCATACGACGTGTCGATCTGCCACCAGAAGATCACGTCCTCAATATCGTCTTGAAGCGTCTTCGGAGCAAAGACAACAATCCCGTCTGTGTTCGCGCTGACCACCGACGCACCGATCTTCTCCATGCGCTCAATCAACATCAACAAAGCAAACTGCCCTGTAAGTGTGGTCTGGATCAACAGGTTGGGGGCGTAGAGTGTCGAGTATTTGCTTCCCAACTTACCGAACGAACCGTTGACGACAATCTTTAAGGTGTCGGCAGTCGTCTTGTCGCCAGCGCGCTTCGCGGCGATGCGGCGTTCAACGATGCTTTTATATATCTGTGTGAAATCGTCCCCCATGTTATCCGGGGCGATCTTTTGTTGAAGAATGATGCTTGGATAGTACGAGGCCACGTCAAAATCCGCCAAGATATGATCCGACCCTGCGGTTACTGTTCGCCCTTTCTCGCATGAGTGTAGCCCGCCGATCCCCATCTGGTACTCGCTCAAACCTATTTTGATGCGCGTATCTTTGAGCCACTCCGGCAGTTTAATCGAACCATTGCCTGACAGTTCAAACCCCTCAGCCAAGACGCGCTTGAGTATTTGCGCAAGCTGATCGGTCTCAAACCTGATGATTTTCGGATCAAGGTATCTGAACGTCGCGTCGTCGCGTACTTTCTGCGGACGCAGCGTCTTGCCGCTTACGCTTTCAATCTCGTGCTTTAGAACTGTCTCGGCTATCTGCGCGTCCGACTTTGAGCGCAGGTCCACAGAATACTGTTCCCCCATATCCACGCGCAAAGCGATCTGCTTTGCCATCATGTCATACAACTTTGCAGTCACTCGCACGTCATTGATGCAGTACGCCTTAAGCTGCTCCCGCTGCTCTGGTGTCACCATTGCAGAAGGTTCGATGGGTAGGTCTTGTAACTTGGGGTATCCGATTCGGCCCGCGTACACCTTCAAACTAGCCCTACCAGGTAACACGTCAATAATGTCGATATGGTCCCACGCTTGCGGCACCCCAACACCGATATCTTGCAAGACCCGCCAGCCCGGCAGGTTGCTCCCGATAATCTTGTCGCTGATCTCCTTAAGTTCTTCACACGACCTGTTTTCCAGCGCCGCAGCAATCATCGGCAGGTCATAACTCAAGCTGTTGAACCCAACGGTCGTATAGGAACGCATAAGATGCGCGACCTTTGACACATTCAGAGGTTTGTCTTCATACATCTGGAAAGAGCCGGTCTTGCCGCTTTCTGTGTCCATGAAGCAAATCAAAAAAAAGTTAGTGTAGCATTCTACGTCAAGAATGAGCGCCATGAGGGGTGTCCTCCATTTCTCGGCAAATTTTAGGTGGGGCCACCTTCGGCAACACGTTACCAGGTGGCCCCGAGAGACCTTACATGAAGTCCTCTTCATCATCGTCAAAAACGTCGAAATCATCGTCAGCCGCAACCGCGCCGTCCGAGAACGGTTCGCCGTCTTTGAAGAACTGAACGCCAAGCAAGTTCGCGTTGATGCGCTTGCCCCACTGGTTGTTCTGCGCCCAGAGTTCGATCACTGCGTTGACGTAACAGCCAGCGTAGATGCGATTATCATCTTCGGTTAGCTGCGTCTTGTCGCGATCAAGCACCTTCGGGCGCTTGTTGTTCGACGCCTTGATCGACATTTTTCCGGCGTAACCGTCATAGTCGATATCGTCACCATCTTTGAGACAAATCTTGTCTTCCTTGAGTTTTGCCCCTTTCAAGTTCTCTTGCAGCATCCGATCAATCGCCGCCTCGATCTCGGCAATCTTGGCAGCGTGCTCCTGCTTGTCGAGCAGGAACGTGGCCTCGAACTTGGTCTCTTCACCGGAGAACACGGCCTTCCGAAACAGGCTCGGAAATGAAAGACGGACATTGTTCAGTTTGATTTTACCCATGATTTTATCCTTCTAGGTTTGGTTGTTGCGCCAAACAGACGCCTCACTCGTCAATCACGTCAAAGTCGTCAGCGCTCAAATTGATCGCTGGGCGATTATCTGTTTCAGGGGCCAAGGTTGGTGCACCGCTCGGCTTGGTGATCAACCCTTCGATATCCCCCTTGCGGCTTTT